CTACTACTCGTGCTCCAAAAGGGGCATTTTTGTTAGCCATAATAAGTCACCTTATATTTGTTATTTTAAAGTTTAGCGATCAACTACGTTGACCACCGCCAAAAGTTACTTTGCTTTTTCTCTCTGGATTTAAAATCGGAGAGCTTGGATCTGATTCCCTCATCATATCGTTGTCCACAGCATCTTGCTGGGTTTGTGCACGTGCAGCATAGTAGGAGTTTCTCTCTTCACGCGTTTCATTAGGAATCCTTGCCAATAGCAAACCACCTCGTTTTACAACCCCTGCATGTTGGCCATCTTCCATACTGGTGTATTTTCTTTTATCGCTTTCATCTAATTCTTCAAATCTTACGAGTTCAAATCCCTCGCTTAATCTATCAGAAATATTGCCGCGATCTTCTACACCTACGGTTTCGGCTCTAATCCACCTGTTGGTATAACCTTCAGGTGCAGCAGGAGCATCCAACTTAGATGGTGGGCTCCAAGGTTTGCGAGCTACTTTGTCAGCTCGAGTGTCGGCAGAACGTGATGTTCTGTTTTGTTTGTCAGTATTATCTGTCATATTAGTTACCTTTTAACATATTTTGCGTACTCTTTCAAAGGTACGTTCAATTTTTTTGCCATTTGAACTTCACTAGGAGAGAGCCTAACCTGTTTATTTCCAGTATTTCCGCTTACTCTACCTGCTGAAGCCACCTTTTGTGACGGTTTAGATTTTGTTTCAGTATTAAAGTATTCTGGGTGTTTAGTCCTAATTCTTTTATTTACTTCTTTAAAATATGCATCACTTTCAACGACAAAACCCTCAGTAACTAAATCTTCGTGTATCTGGGTTCCTGTTTGATGCATAAGTGCATTATTCAAAAACCAATCATTACCGTCATCAATCCAATCTTGCATTTTTGTATTGAATCCAGTTTGTTGTTGAACGGGTTGTTGTGGAGCTTGAGTTTCTGCATTTTTTATTTGCTCCATTCTTTGTTTGCCTTCTACTACTTTTTGCTCTTGGACAGCTATTTTAGCTAACACATCTTGAGCTTGTGCAACCTTTTCATAATCAGCAACTTCATGTGCTTTTTGTAAAGATGCCATAGCTTGTGCTTTTTGTGACTCTAGTCTTGTAGCAGACTCATCAAAAGTAGTTTGTTGTAACGATTGTGCTGTTGTTTTTAATCTTGCATTTTCATCAGCTAAATTTTTAGCATATTCATAAGCAGAATCTTGACCTCTTTCTGCCTCTCTAAGTTTTCTAGTAAGACTATTAATTCTTTTTTGTACTTTATCAGAATAATCTACTAACTCTTCTTCTTCTTTTTCTGCTACCTCTACTTCAGGTTCAGCAGTTTCTTCAATTACTTCTGTTTCTGGTGCAGCAGCTACAGGTTCCTCTGTCTTTTCTACAGACTCTTCTAAATCTACTATTTCACCACCTTCTTCAATCATCTCTTCTTGTTTTAATGCTTCTTCAGACATTTATTCTCCTTATACTGCAAGAATATCTGTAGGATCAAGTATAGTAGCAATTACTTCATCATCGTTAATAATCCGACATTCGGATTCATCACCAAGCTTGAAGCGAGCACCAGCATACCTGCCTATTAATACCCATTGTTTTTCTTGACACCAAGGGCCATCAAACTTCGAACTATCTTGATAGCAATCTGGCCCCATTTTAACCACATAACCAACAACGGTTGATAACCTTTGTTGATCGACTGTAGATTGGACTAGTTGTATGCCACCGTCTGTTACTCCTTTACCTGCGTAAGGTAATATAAGTATTCGCCAACCAGTAGGTTGTGGCATACGTTCTAAAACTGATTTTTCTATTAATGTTGGGTCTAAAACTCGTGCAGATTCTTTAACGTAGGGAGTTTTGGGTTCTTCTTTAGGGGTTTCTTGTTCGGCCTCTATTTCTTTGGCTATGTGATCAGGTACCTGTATCTTTGGTGTCATCTTCTGTTTTTCCTAGCAGTTCTCTAAAAATATTTTCTGCGTCAGCGAGAGAACTGTATCGCCCACGCAAAAACTCATATTGAGCAAAGTCGTTACACCCAGAGAGCATAGCGTCTTTAGTGTCTTCCCTTCTGGCTTCAATTTCTTTTAAAAACTTTTTAGCAAGCCAAACTGAATCCATTAATAAATTCCAGAAAACTTACCGCCATATTCAGCAATACCCATACCTCTGGATTTGCCTTTGCCCATACCTGGCTTTGGTTTTGTATTAGTATCAAAAGTGCCTTCATTAGTTTTCAAAGACGCACTGCCTTTGTTGCTATAGCCATTTTTGTTTTTTAATACTTTTGGTGTTTTCTGTTGACTGATTTCTGTTCGTTTAATCATGTGTCATATTATGTAGAGTAAAAAAAGATTTTGCAAGATTTAATTACGATTCATTAAGTCTAGATTTTTTAATAAACGTTGTTGATCTAATCTTGCCCTAGCTGTATCGTCACGCATTTCTGCAATATCTTCTGAGGTCTGTATTCTTTCTCTATCAATCGTAGCTCTTCTTGCAGCGTCTTGTTCTTTACGTGATTCTTGAGCTACAAACTGTTGTTGCTCAATTGCTAACTCTTGGCCTTTGAGTGCAAGCTCTTGTTTTCTAATGGCTACTAGTGGATCTTCATCTTCTGGTGATTGTATTCTTGCCGTATAGTCAGCTATCAGTTCAGACATAATTGGAGCGGAGAACTGAGCTAATAAATTATTAGCCTCTTGTATTAACATACCTTGTTCTGCTGGACTAACTTGTTGGGCTTGTTGTTGTAGCTGTTGGAACTGCTGTAGTGCTTCAGGTGGCATTTGTTGTTGAGCTAATATATCTGCTTTCATTTGCAAATGTTCCATAACATGTGAGTGAATCAAAGCCTGCACTTGGGCGTTCATTTGCACAGGTGGTGTATTAAGTAAACTCATGTGAGTTGCAATATGGGCATCATGATTTTGTTCTATAAATGATTTGGCTGGATTACCTAGTAATAATTTATTATTTTCAAACCCAGCTTCGATTGCTTGAGGCTCTGTTTGTGGAGGTGGCACTAATATTTGTTCAATATTATCAACTCCTATCGCTGCATACATACGCTTATAAGATTCATAAATACCTGATGGGCCGTGTACTTCTGGATTAGATTGTACTAACTGCATCATTTCTTGAGCCATAGCTATTCTTTGTGATTGACTAAAAATATCAGGATTTGATACAGGAAATATATCTACTCTATCGTCAAAATCTGTTAATTTTATGCTGTTATTAGCATTTGCTACGTTGTAGGGGTATTCTTCTGGTAAATATTCTTTAAATACGTTAGAAAGTACCTTAAATTCTTTCTTTTGTGAGTTATGCAGTCTTTTATGAATAGCAGATAATACCTTGGTTGATCGTTCTAACAAAGCTAAAGTCGTTCCTACAGGTGCATTTGGATTACCTTGACCTACGTTTATCTCTGAAATAGATGCAAATCTTTGACCAGCATTAACTAATATGCCTAAAAGGTTTAATAAAGTACCACTTGGCTCTTTAAATGGTAAAGGTTGGATAGATTCACGTAAAGATCCACCTGGAGCGTCAACATCTCTAAATTCACCTGGTTGTATAGGCGTATCTTCGTCTCTAATCCTAATACCACGGGTTTTAAAGCCTGCAGGTAGGTTTGCAAGGGTACCAGCGTCTATTAACTGCCTTAAAATAGAGGTAGATGCTTTAGAAAGACCACCAATCATGTGGGTAAGACCAAAACCATAGAATCCTAGGCCAGGCAAGAACTTAAAATGCACAAAATACTCTATTTTTTTACGCAAAGGGTCATTTTCTTCATAATTACGGTAAATACTTAAAATATTATTACTAGTTGAGTCCAAAGTAACGATATAAGGCAGTTTAACCCCAGTCATTTCACCTTGCTCGTCCACATCCTCAAAGCCATCTATCTCTAAATTACAGTGGACTTCGTATAATACTGATACTTCACCTGTATCATAACTAGGCTCTAGGCCTGAAAGTTCGTTAATTTCTTCTTCTACTTGGCTATATTCGGTATTATCTGAATAACTTACCTTAATTTTCTTGTAAAAACCCATAGCTTGGAGCTTTTTAACCTCGTTTTCAGGCATTTTGACTACATTTGTAATTCTAGGGCATGATTCTAGGTCTGTAGAGAAATAAGGTACGATTAAGTCCTCTGGTGCGATAAATTTAGATACGGCACGACCTAGGGCTTCGTCATAATATATTTTTTTAAAGGCAGAACCAGCAAGTGGAAGATAAAACAACATTTGGTCTAATTCTTCGTCAAACTCCTCCATAACGTGTGTAATCTGATAATTCATAAAATCAGCTACTCTTTGAGCTTGTTCTTCAACGACTACATCATATTTACCAATAACTTGGGTTTTAACAGGGCCGTTAGATGGTAATAGTTCTTTGTAGGCTTGGGCTTGGAAATTGGTTACGGCTTCTCCTAGCAAGGGATGTATAACACCTGAAGCTCCTTCGAAGGGCTCTGATCTTTCTTGATCAAACTTCATGCCTAGGTATTTTAAACCGTCTGTATAAGTTTTTTCCCAATCTTCTCGAGATGATTTATCTTTTTCTATACCTGCTACTAATTCGATTGCAATATTATCTAATGTACTATCATCTAAAGATTCAGCAATATTAGCATCAAATCCTGTATCCATAGGCATGTCTGCTATACCACCTAGAACAGCACTACCGTCATCTTGCATTTCAAAATCTTCTTGACCAGCTTCTTCGATTGCTTCGATAGCAACCTGCATGTCTTCGGTACCTTCTAAAGTATTTTGGGAGTTTGGAATATTGTTCGGTTCTTTTTCTATTGCCATATTAGTTACTACCTAGAATTTCTGTACGCATTCTGCTTCTTTCTTTTTCAGCTTCTTGATAGGTGTTGTAAGATTTTACTGTACCTGATTCTATTGCAGACTTGTATTTTTTTAATATTTCATTACTGCTTAATTCTTTACCTGTTATGGGATCAAGAGCAGGTAAAATATAATGTGTATTCTCACCAGTACCAACTGTGCTTGTTAGCATAGTCATTCTTTGACCTTTTTCATTTTTAAATACCTTGTCCCCACCTAAAATTTTATTGTGAAAGTCTTGCAAAAATTTTTTATTAACATCATATCTATTATCTTTTGCAACATTTTCTACCGTCATCAGTAATATA